CGTCCATACGGAATCCGGAAGCTATTTCTCGAGTTAGAGAGGTCGAGTTCGTCGATCCTGGTGACGAGCAACCCGTGAGGGTTACGCTCGTCCCTAAGACGATGAAGACACCGCTTGTCATCGCAATAGAACCTGTCTGTATGCAATACATGCAACAGGGGCTCCTACGATGGCTCGTGCCTCTTATCGAGGGCGGTCGTTACACTGGTGGAAAGGTCAATTTTCGTGACCAATCTATCAATGGGCGACTTGCACTATCTTCTTCTAAGGACGGTCGTTTCGCAACGATTGACCTTAGCGAGGCTAGTGATCGCGTGTCTCTTGCTCACGTCGAGTCCATGCTGTCTGTCTGCCCAGCGTTGCTGGAACAGATTAAAGCATGTCGTTCAACGTCAGCCAAACTTCCTGACGGGACACATGTGCCCCTTAAGAAGTTTGCGTCGATGGGATCTGCGCTCTGTTTCCCAATGGAGGCGATGGTCTTTTTTACGGCCATCATCTCTAGCAGATTGGAGCGCAAGGGCCTCCGTCCGACGCCCCGAAACATCCAAAAAATGTCTAGGGACGTCTACGTCTATGGGGATGATATTCTCGTTCCCACAGACGAGGCACCAGCTGTTTGTGTTGACTTGACCCATTTCGGACTCAAGATCAACATAAACAAGACTTTCTGGACTGGAAAGTTCAGAGAATCTTGTGGAACAGATGCTTATGATGGGCAGGACATTACTCCGTCCTACATTCGTCATGAACATCCGACAAACAGGCACGATGCACAAGCTCTGATCTCTTGGACCGCCGCTGCCAATCAGTTATATCTGAAAGGTTTCTGGCGGACATGCCGCTATATGCGATCTGTCGTTGAAGAAATTCTCGGCAGATTACCATTTGGCACGGATCAGGCTTCTGGGCTTGTGTGGAAGACGTACAGCAACGCTTCCACATAGACACGCTACAACTCTCAGCTCATGCGTTTCGAAAGAAAAACATGGATTGCGAGACCTGTACGTGTGCAGGATCGTCTAGATGACGATTCTGCGCTCTTAAAGTGTTTCGGCATCATTGGAAGTAAATCCAATGATCTCGAGCACTTAGTGCGAAGTGTAGCTCGCGGTAAGCTCGCACTGAC